CCCCAGATTGTTCCCAAGTAGGATCAACACCAGCCCCATGAGTGGTTAACACATATCCATCAGGACCAGCTGCTAAACGCTCCCAATTAGAGGTACCACGGAACAAAACATCGCCCCAAGTACCATCAGTACCTGCGCCATAGATGTTACTAAATGTACTCGTGCCCGGATTGACGAGATCATTACTACCAAGATCCAAATCCCCAGTCATAGATCGTGTGCCATCTAATGGTAATAAATCATAACCGTCAATTGTAATTACATCAGCACCATTGGTGATTCCAATACCACCTTCGCCAGCAAAAGTTTTGAAGTTAAGTGTAACATCTGTCTTATTGCGATACACTTCACCGGTTGCACCACCAACATTCGCGCCGACGTTGTCTTCACCACCACCAGCGGCGACAACGCTAACCCAGTTTGGATTTGCCCCTATTCCTTGTGTCTCTAAAACGTATCCATCTGGACCAGGAGGAAGCTCAACCCAATTACTACCATTGAAATACAGAATTGATCCCTGTTCCTGACTTGCTATATTTAGATCGACAACAGCATGTTCGTGATCTGATTTAGCAAATGACTCTGCCGTTCCTGCGGAATTAGAAGCACCAATCGAAACAGCAGATGCTGTAGCTAATGGATCAGAGCCGCTGGGTAAGTGAGTGGAGGCGTGATCGGCAACACCATACCCATCTACATAACTCTCGGTTGCCAGATCATCGAATGTGATACCAGTAACATTTCCGGCACCAACTTCCCAAGCTCCATCAGTACCAGTACGAAGAACACTAACGTTTACCTTGGTAATTGTGCCAGCAACAGTACTGTCGGTTACAAACTGGTTCTGAGTGAAGCTCTCAACTGTTCCTGTAGTACCTACACCGCGAATTGTTAGAGTATTGGAGCTATGAGAAAGAACTTCGAATAGGCCATTGTTTTGCGGCTCATCAGCATCAGAGATCATAACCAGATCGCCAACACTGAATGCATTTCCTGTCGTTACTACAGTTGGATTGGAAACTCCAGGAACACCCGCTGTAAAGGCACCATTAACCGTATCTGTGGTAGATGTAGGTAGATAGTTAACAGTCAGACCGCCACTCTTAGCTACCACAGTGGTATAATTCTGGTTGAGGAAAAGATTATTGTCTTCTATGTTAACAATCTCGTTGTAAAGAGATGTGGTGTATCCGTCAACAACAAAATTGCCAGGAATGATTACCTGTCCTTCGCGAATTTGGATTGCATCCGAACCCGCGCGTTGGATATCAAAATCACCCGCGGTATTGAAACCGCCGGAATTCAATGTAAGTACCGGCGAGCCGCCAATATCCCAGACGTGACTTCCACCAGTTGCAACCATAGAGTAAATCGAGTTGATCTTTCCAACCGCAGGATCACCAAGGTATAACGTATACGAACCACCACTCCAATTTAGGATGGTGATGTTATCAATGGAACTGTATTTTCCCTCGATATTGAATGAACCCGCTGCTCGAATATCACCAGAGCTTGGAACCGAAGAAGTTGCATCTAGAAACTCTAACCAGTCTCCATTACTGATCTTGGGTTTATTCCCGCTTGTTGTACTGTCAACAGCGAGAACTTCTGGCCAACCAAATGAGCCAAAATAACCATCTACATAGTCCTTTGTAGCTGTATTCTGGAGAAATTCATCGACAGCGGCAATATGTTCACCTAGCACACCAGTAGTGACCGTATAGCTTAATGGGCTATAATTGAGGTTGAGGTAATATCCATCAATCTCATCAGCCCCTCCATACTCATGGCTGGCATGGCTCTCAAGATCAACGCCATTAATAGTCCCAACATTTAGGATATCATATCCGTCCATGTCAAGATCGCCCTCCATAGGGCGATATCCGTCAACTCGGAGGTATTGGAGATGCGGATCCTCTGCGTTGATATCTCTGTGAGCCCAAAATCCAGATTCAGATCTTCTCATGCTTCTCCCGGATAGATCGCATAGAATGCAATCCTATACAGAAATATGCGCTAACATGCCCTTAGCATAAAAAACAAAAAGCCCCGGCTTTTTGCCGAGGCTTTCTGCTTCTTTACATCTTGCTATGATATTAGGCAACAACTGTGGACTTACGGGAAACTGCACAACCGCGTGGGTTAACAATACCGAGTCCGATTTCCTCGCTGACAACCCAACCGAGCTTGAGCTGCTTGGGCTCGTCGGCAGGAATGACCTCAATGTCCTGACGGATAGGCATGACACCTACGAACTCAGGATCGGCCGCGCCATAAACTGTTCCTGGAGGAACAATCTTGGAGACCATGATGTCAGCTCCCCAGATGTGAGCATACAAACCGGTCTGGAGGATCTCACGCTGGGTGACAGGATCAATCTCACCACCACCAACTGTACCACCACCGGAGGCCCAATTGAGGATGTCAACAAATTCGTTGATGTTCATGAAGAACTTGGTGGTAACAAGGTCCCAACGATCGATCTGAGCCTTGATCTCAACCAAGTCACGCTTCAGCAATCCACCATCTGTGATGTCCTGAGCAACGTTCTCGACTGTAGCAGCAGCATCAACAGCGGCAAAAATGTTAGCATCTTCCTGAGCCATCAATTCTTGTCTAGCCTTCTGCACTGCACGGTCGATAACATTGAATCGACGACGACGAACTTCAGAAATCCTGACAGTCGGGTTGGAGTACAACTCGAATGTCGGGACTACCACGCGGTCACCGAACACACGGCTCTCACCGCCAGTACCATTGCTGGAGATGACGGTAGCCGCAACATCAATATCTCTCTCGTACTTAGGGTCGACTCCTTGAGGTAACGGATCAATTACGAGTAAACGTCTCGCTATACCCTGGTAGTCTAAATTACGACGTATTGGGTTGGCCATGGCCTGGGCCAACGCCAGCTTGCCTTCCTGAGTCATAATGGCACGAGCAATCAACTCATCGCGCTTCTCATCATTCAGTCCCGGCTGTCCAGCAAGTGCCGTATTTGCTGGCTGGTTCTCTTCCAAAATCGCTGCATACTTAACTAGCGTATTCAATGCGTCCTTTACGGACGTAGCGTTCATCTCACCATGAGTGTCGAACAAAGACATATTATCTCCTAGTTTTTTTTTGTTGTAGTAAGCTGCCGAAATCCATCAACAGCTGTAGTGAGATTGGAGAGGCGAAAGCCCCTCCAATCCCTGAATTAGGTTTAGGACTGGGATGGTGGGTTGAAGTGAATCAACGCACGCTGTAGGGCTAGAGACTGTGGCTGTCCCTGTCCAACTGGGCTGTTGGCTGCGGAAACCAGATTGACTGGAGTCGTAACCAGGCTGCCGCCCTTCCAAGGCTCGAAGTTCAGGAAGTATCCGACCTGAACTGCCTCGACCGCAGCACCAGCGTTCGGGGTAAGCAGACCAGCAGAGGTTGCATACAGAGCATCGCCAATTCCCAGAGTTGGGTTCTGAGGATGCAGACCAGTAGTGACATTGGTGTCAACCGCGTCCAGAGTCACTGCATAAGTACCTGGCTTGTCCCAGAAAGTGAGCTTGCCAGAAGCCGTTGCGGTGTGTGGACCCAATTGCTGTGCAGGAACCTGGCCGAGACCATAAGATACCTGACCGGCAATTCCACCAATCACGGAACCAAACAGAGTTCCATATCCCCACAGACCATCGTCAATCAGTCCCAAAGGACGATCGCCGGAAGTTAGGGCTGTGGTAATAACTGGACGCTGAGTTCCGCCAACTGCGTAACCGTCGTCAACATCAGCTGCACCGCTGTCAGAAGCGAGTGCAACGCCTACAATTGTTCCTACCTCTCCGCCCTTGACGGTGAGATAAATATCATCGTGTCCATCAAACTGACCTAGCGGCTGAATGCCAGGCTGTACAAGTTCTAATGCCATAATATTTTCCTTGGCACCCTATATGTGGTGCGCATCGGTCTTACATCAATGCGGTCTTACTAAAAAGAATGCTTGCGTAGTAATAGAATAATAGTAGAAAATCTCACTTTTTTACTGATTCTATCAATTCTGTCAGCTGTCGCATTCGATCATCTATATCAGAGCTGTTTTCCTGCTGTTTTGGTTTCTCGGCATCGGCTGGTTTTTCCGGTACCTCACTCTGCCATTTGCCCTGATTTTGATTTCCCTGAGGTGACCACTCATCCAATTTTGAATCTTCTTGCGAAATGAACATCTGTTTGAATGGTACACCTATGAAGTCAGAAGCTGTAGGGGGACCTAGTTCATCAAAATTCGTCACCGCCACCGATGTCTTAGGACTATTTTCAGCAAGAAGCTTTAGAGCTTCCTCAACATCGGCGATGTTAGCCTGAGGATTAACCTGCCCGTTCTGCCAAATCATTCCTGATACTGTAGGAACCCTTTTGGTAATTATTTCTTCCAAAGATCGCATTCCGGACTTGAAAGCATCATCTGCTGCATCAGAATTTACATCCCCACTGTATAGTCCTTTGCCCTGGAGATACTTCTTCCAAGCAATGATTGTAGTATCTTGTGGTTGTGGTTTAATTGGGGCGGGTTCAACAGGTTTAGTTTCTTTCGCAACTTGTTCTATCAAAGACTTAATTGTCGATACATCTGTAGCAACAGTATCGCCGCTCAGAAGAGTCATAGGCTTTTTAGCTTCTCTAAGTTTAGCCTCAAGACTCTGAAGAGAGGTCTTGAGTTGGTCGTTCATCTCACCATCAGATGGACCACCGTATCCGACCCCCAAGGGGCTAGACTTGAGATAGTCTTGCCACTCCTTGATTCTTGCATCCATCCATCACCACTCTGGTAAGCCAGCAAAACCTTCTGGTCTCTGTCTGGCCGCAGCAGCTCCCCCGGGTGCTGTTGGAGCCGGTGCAGGAGTGGGAGGCGGTAACTGTACAGGTGCCTGGGCTATTGGCATCTCAGCCTTTGGTGCGGGCGCTGGTGCAGGAGCTTCAGGCGTTTCTAGCTGTGGTATTTTTTGTTGCACTTCTTGTCGAGCGGCTGCCATAATCTTAGTCATAACTTCGATATCTTTGTTAATGGCCTCATATAAACCACCAGAACGTCCTTCACCTAATCCCATCCATGCTTTCTGCCCATAAAGCTTCTCAATCAAATCTTCAGCATCGGTATCATAAAAAGGACCAAATATACCCTTAAGTTTTGCAAGGAAATCACTGCTTCCTTCAGTACTAGTTGCATGTACGGCTTCAATCTTAGCTACCCAACCAGGGATTGCTCGTTGAACTTTTCGAAGTTGTGCAATGTAAGCATGAATTCTTTGATTAATTGCTTCAACCGTTGTCCTATGTTCCGCAGATTGTGCCATGGTTATCGCCTCATCTACAGAACGAACCTCAGCCAACTGATCTTTAACTTCATAAACATCTTCGGCTAAACGCATTAAGTTTTCCACATCAGTACGAATACCCCCAGCATATGGCTGACTAGATAGATTACTGAGAGATTCAAGAACTTGCTGAGCATTGATATAAACACTTTGAGCTGTTTGAGGGCCCCAAAATAGATACCAAGCCGCTCCCAACTGAAGAGCAACTGCTGCAACTATTCCGGTAACAGCCACGGGTCCTAAAGCTCTTTTGTAAAAACCTTCTTGTACTTCTTCACCACGCTTATTCAAACGTTCCGCACAAGAATCGGCCAAAGCCATCAATTCATACTCATCCTGATTATCCAACGTGAATGCCGATCTTACCAAGGCGTTAACTAAATCTTGTTTGGCCGCAACATATCGTTTCTGTATCAACTTACCGTTGGGCATCTTGAGTGCAATGTATGCCATCATGTCATGACGCTGATGTTCATTCTCCCACACAGCATTCATAGCATCGTAGGCTCGACCCGCTACGGCAGTGTCAGGATGTGCCACCTCAATGATGGTCTTGTTCTTTTCAAAAATGGTTTCTGGCTTTAGTCCATAAAGCAGGCGAATGGCATCATTGGAGATGGAATCGTAACGAGCTGGCATCTTGGAAGAATCTTCCTGTGGACGCTCGGTGCGCTCATCCTCCTGAGCTTCCGCGATCAGCCCTTGTTCTACGGCTATCTTTTCGAACTCGTTCCAAATCTCGCTCATCGCATTCCTCTCTGTTGATTTAACATCCTGAAAACATCAGGTATGAATAGCTTTAGAATCTCATCTCTAGTCTTGTAAGGCTCCGGAATTACCAGTTGTTGTTGGCCTGGTCTCCAATTCTGAGAAAGTGCACGGACAATATTCCAGAATGAAGGTGTTCTCACAATAATGTCTTGATATTGGTACAGATCTGGATAGGACTCAATTGCCCATTGAACCACTCTTTCATGTGGTTGTTGCCCTGCTAGATTCTCAACCCACATATCACCTTTGTTTGGACGATAGTTGTATGCCCCTGCACCAGTGGGTGCAGGTGTACTTATTTGAATCGGAGCTGGTGCACCGGGCGCAGCGGGGGCAGGTGTAGGTTGTGTTGGTTGAGCAGCACCAGCAGTTGGTCGAGCACCAAGGGCACTAGCCGCCATTCCACCAACTGCAAGTAGACCAGCAGATAGTAGAACTGTCTTCAAGAACCACACTAGAATTCCGACAATCAAGCTTCCTCCTCTGCGTGGTCCTAGAAAACTGAACATTCTGATTAGGGGGCTAGTACGGCCATATGGTGTAGCTCGCCCAAGCCATGGTGTAGTTTGCCAAGTTCGGCTAAAGTTGCTCCTAAGAGCTTCCTTGGTTAGCTGACCTTTTGCTTCAAGTTCTCTCAGAGGATAAAGCAAATCGTTTGAAGCTTCCGCGGCCATGGCAGGCTGCGCCTCCACTGCGGGAATTGAGGTTTTAGCTATGTCATTTATTTGTTGTGCACTAACCGGCTGGCCGGCCTCAATCGAGGGCTTAATTACGCCCATGATTCTCTCGTAAATGGAATACAGATCTATCCCAAATAGCTGACCAGCTGTTACTAGGATGCCCAAAAGAGGATGTAGGCGGAAAAATAAAGCCGGAGCTAAAAAATTGACAACAGTACGACCTACACCACCAGAGTCTTTTCCATGAATCTGGCCACCTACAAAAGTCTTGATTGAATCCCCGATACTACTGAGAACGGAGCCGAGATCGAAAGCGTACTTCTTCAGAGGACCATCGCCTTCTTCTAGTTCAGCGAGGATCTGAAAAGTCCTTTCGAGCAGGAATGTATCAGCAACATACTGAATCTCACCGTCCATTTGTCTCCGTTTAACGTCGTTTCGGAAATCTCTCTCTTCCACGCTGGGATCTGATATAGGCACTTTGATCTGGTCTCGATCTTTCTGCGTTAGCAATTTCACGATCCATATTACGATTTGCTCTATTGATCAAACGGCGAATTACGGAACTCCACAAAGCCCATTCTCGATTTTGTTGCGCAATTACACCAGGATCCAACCTATTTCGATACATTCCTTCCCAGTTAACATAAACCTCTCTGATAAGATCGCGCACTTTAGCAGCCCATACGGGAAAATCAGAGATCCTTTCTGTATCTGTATCTCCTCTGATATTGTTGGTAGCGATTGTTACCCAATCGCCTCCACGCCATGTCCTACGATTGAGATCGGGTAATCGACCACCCGCACTCATCTCTTTGACTGCATCTTCGGCTTCAGTGTTATCACCTCTGAAATCATCGTTTGCTAACAGCCATTCCATGGGCATGAACTCACGAATGGGCCCTTTGAGAGCACGATCCTCATAGGATTCACCACCACCAGGAATAGTGATTCCTCCTCCGCCCGCACCTGGACGAGAACGACCTGCTCCAGGTCCACCTGGCTCAAGACCGCCAAGCTCACCAGCACCAGCTTCCATAATCATCTC